TATCGTATATATTATAGCACATTTTCTTAAAAAGTCAATCTTCTTTATCCAGCCATTTCTGGACTTTCTCAACTGTTTCGGCGCACAAAAAAAGCCCTCCCAAAACGGGAGGGGAAGAAAAAAGATTATAAGTTTTTGGGCTTACGTTTTATTATTCGTAATAGTTGACTAAATCGTCCTTATCCCAGCACGAAAGCCATACCGGACCGAACTGTCCAAACTCAAACAAGCGCCAGTAATAACCGCCGTAATAGCCACCCTTGCCAGTGTCAGTGATATGGACTTCGTCTTGTTCAAACGAGAAGAACATTCCAGCTTTGAAGTCTTGGTCTGCACCGTCTGGCAAGTTGTTTCCGTCTTTATCTACCCAGTTAACCATCGAAACAGGAATACCGTTCTCTGTCCAGTCGAAGCCGATGGGCGCGAGATAATCACATTTGATTTGCCAGATACCGTTAACGTATTTAACCTCGTTTGCTTCGTAATAGGCTTTTTCTTGCGGTTGTACTGTCGTATTTGCTCGGTTGTCCGTCTGTGGTGCCGTGTCAGCGTATCGCCAGACCTCGATATAATTAGGCTTATTCCAGCTATAGTAATCGTTCCAAGGATAGGTATTGATCGCTTGTCCTGTTGCGCCTTGCGTTGAGTAATCGCAAGAGATAAAGTATGTATCGTCGATCATCACTCCGACGTGTCCACCAGCACCGCCAGACGAGGACATATCAGCGCCCCAGCTCATCAAGATGATATCAGCCGGTTGTGCGTCCCAGTCTTGGTTACGGCTCACACGGTAAAAGCCGTTGTTAGCTAGTTGCTGACCAAGCGTGACAGTCGACGGTAAGCCGATGATATTGATACCAGCTTCTTTCAATACTTGCGACATGATACCCGAACAGTCCCCGGTTCCGTCTGAACCGTTACGGCTTCCGAACATTGAATAGGTAATCAGCCCACGACGACTAGTAAAACCGTTTACGATAGATTGTTGTACACTCATGTTCGACCTCTCTATTTCTTCCATTCGTCGTTAGCGCGTTTAACTGCTGCCTCGATGAAGGTATTAAGCTCTTCGTTCGTTAAGTAGATATTTTGGGACTCAAGGCCCTCGATCAAGCTAGTTTTGGCGTGTTCGAGTTTGTCCTTGCCGTGGATATCCAGCTTCCCAGCAACTTGCTCTGTAGCGTTGACCGCATTTTTAGCCAAGATCTCAACGATCTCGATCGCTTTCTTGCCTCCGCGCATAAGCAAGTATTTTTTGACCGCTTGTACCACGATACCAGTTAATACAACTAAAATGCTCATCGCTGATGATGTGATAATGCTTGTAATTTGATTCATGCTATTTGTCCTCTTTAATTTCTAATTCTAGAAAGCGCTCGAAAAGCACTTTGATAGCTCCGTTACCGCCAAGTTCGACGTAACTTTCATATAATTTTGATAGCTCCTCGATCTCGTGCTGGTTAGTGTGTCCACGCTTGAGCGCGTTCTTCAAATTCTCCTGCAATCGAAAACGTTGAAGCCTTTGTAAGCCTTTCCCTATCATCGTTAAATTCTTTCGGTTATCTTTTCCAATCTCTTCCACGTTTGATACTGACTTCTCGAGGGTGTCTATCTTGTTAGATAGACCCTCAAGACGTTTGTCAGCTTCTTTCGTGGTTTTTGTACTTTTAAAGGAAAAGTAACTGGGAATAATCACGACCAAAACGGGCGTCAGCTTATCTACTAATGCCAATAGGTCCAATTAAACCACCCCCTATCAAGCTACTCGCTTACTGGACGGGTTGAGTTTCAAGCTCAGCTTTTGGTTCAGTCCATTTCCAAACTGCCAGCTTACCATTCTGTGACAACGCACCCTCAAGATCGGTCACGGTCTCGTTGTTGTAAGTAAAATCTTGATTTACTTGGACCAGTACACGTTGACCCTCTCCATATTTAGGAGTATGGCTTGGATCGTTAACCGTAAAGATTTCATACGGCTTGTAAGTCTTGCCAGCTTGTCCAGCTTCGACCAATTCCAATCCACGCGCATAAAGAGTTGGATCAAGTGGACTTTCTGTGTTGGTTACTGCTACAAGCACTGCCCAATCTGCTACTGCTTTTGTTTCTGCAATCTTAGTATCTTTCTCAGCAAGATCACTATTAAACTGCTCTTTCTGTTTAACTAATTCAACGTTGAGAGCCTTAACACCTTCGGCTGGATTGAGTTCTGTAGTCACAAGCCCAATGACCGCTTGGATCAAACTTTCATCGCTTTCGGTTGTGCGGTCACCCTCTAACACACGGTCGTATGCTGTGTATGGTTCTTGGCATCGAATTGCGACAAAGGTTTTACCTTTTTCTTGCAAAAATTTATTTACTACTTTAAATTCCATATACTATTTACCTTCTTCTAATTTTTGAGAGGCCTCATCAAAGAGGTCCTTGAGTGCTGAGTCACTAGCTAAAACATTGTTAAATTTAGTTAGCAATTCATTTGTCTGTTCGTAGAATGCCTTATAATTAGCGCACTCAATAATTTTATTCGCAAGTTGGACTGCGACATCGTTGATAATTTTGTCTGTTGTGTTCATCTATTTACTCCATTATCTAATATGATCTCGATCATAAGAGAAGGCATCTAACATACTTTGCACTTTCGCTTTCATCGCGCCGGACATATTTATTTGGCCGAGAGCGTGGGCCCACAATTTCCACAGAGCGGCAACGCTATCGTCCAGACGGATAAATTTGGTCGGGCTGTCTGTATCTGATTTTGTTTCTTTTGGAATAACAAAATGCCTACACCAAATTTCTGAGTTTTTATTCCAAGTACCCGGGACCAAAGTTTGGGTTACTACGCTAAAGTTCCAGCCATCATCGCCCGAAGCGTGACGCATGTAGTTGTAGTCGCCGTATTGGAAAAGTTTATCAACTCCATTATTGGAATTGTTGTCAATTACGATTCCTGAGAAGGAAGCAGAATTCCACTCTTCAGATCCGTTCCGATTGCTACCGATAATTGTTCGTGCATGATTTTGGTTGTTCTCTATTTGGGCTTCATAACGTATAAATTGAGTTGGATAATCTTTAAACTCCCGCACAATGCCTACGTTGTCGCCATTGAGCCTAATCTTCTTATTGTTAAGGTCCATCGATAGTGACCCATCTAGTGACTTAATCCTACCACCTTCAAAAGTAAGACCCTTAAACGTTCCGGATGTTACGTTCTTCGCGTCAAAATTGACCACATTCATTTTAGCAAAGTCGGCCTCACCACCAGATAATTTACTAGCCGATAACGACTTGATGGACGCACCGTCGATCACGGCTTCATCTATCACGGTCTGACCTGTGATATGCGTTAATCGCCCATCAATTCGGTTCGTACCATTTGCAAGCAAGTTGATTGAGTTCAACACGTCACCGTTGCTGTTGAGGTTTTTCATGGCCCACGATCCAGCCAACTGCGTCATTTGCGTCCGTGTGGCTTCGATCAATGGATCAGCCTTGAGTTGGTCTGTTAGCGATAGCGTGTAATCAGACTTGATCGATCCTTTCTCAACTTTGACATTCCAAACCGATTTCAGCTTATCCGGACCTTTGCGATAAGTATTCACACGCAAACGATACGTCCCGGAAGGTTTATTCCAAGTGATCTTGGTCCCAGTCGTGCCAGTCTTCAGATCTGACACGATCTGATAATTTTGGTATTTATCATCCATTAGCCATAAGACCACATTGTCACTTTCTACGCTACCGTTGTGAATAGCCGTAAAGTTACCGTCCGTTTCGGCACTGACAATATACTCTTGTCCTTGTTCCATGTAAATGGACGTGCTGTCCTTATACAATATGTTGTTATCAAAGTTAGCCGGCTTTTTGTCTGGTTTAAATGGTCCTTTAGATCCATTTAGCAGGTTAGCACCATCAGTATTTACATACTGTCCAACCTCGGTCTGAAAGATCTGACTGCTCATAACCAGTCGTGAGAGCTTGTCCGGGGCTTCGGTTTCCGATTTACCAAGAATACGCTCATAGAGCTTGTTAGATTCGGTTAGCTTGTTAAATTCAAGCGTTTGTCTTCTGATCGAATTTTCTTGTCGGTCTACTTTATCGTAAATGTTGCTGGTATCTCTAAGTAATCCGCTTACCGTATTTTTATCGGCGAAATCATTAGAGAGTTTTGTGACAATCTTACTATAGATCGTGTCAC